TGGAGCCAGAGACCCCATTTACACCCTCGGCAAGTTAGTTGAAATCTGTGAATCTGTCACCGCCTTAGCCACGCGAAGCTCTGCCTCTGCTTGCAACTCTTGACGGCGTAACTCAATTTCCATCTGCATTTTTTCGCGGTCTAACATAAGCTGCTGCTGCATTTTCTCGCGTTGTAGAGCGATATTCGCCTCGGCCTTTTGCTGCTCAAGAGCCTGCTGTGCCTGTGCTTTTTGCTGCTCAAGCTGCATAAGCTGTTGCATTTGCATTTGCTCTGGAGTTGGCTGTGGCGGCTGTTGTGCCTGCTGTTGCTGCATCATAGCTATCTGCTGCGGCGCATTAAAGAACTGGTCTGCGTCCTTAAAGCCGCCAATCTCTGCAATGCTGCGTAGCGTGTTTACATACTGAGACATTGTAACCACAGGGTTATTTACGCCTAGCTGCTGCAAGATTTGCTCCTGCTTGGCAGCAATTTGCGTCAGGAATGCAATCTTCTGCTCGTCATCAGCCGTGCCAAGCCCAACCTGCACAACAACGTCAAACTCGCTAGTCCACTCACGCGGGTCAATCGGCACAAAGTTGTTACGCAAGCGCACAATACGCGGCTTGTTGTCATACTTAGTAACTAGATGGAGGATGCCCTTAAATAGCTCTTTAACACCTGTCTCAGCCATTGTACGAGCATAGCTCTCTAGCTTTACCTGTGCGCCTCTGACAGTCGCGCTAATGGCACTAGCTGTCGTGGACTGCAAAGCGTTTGCATCTAGCCCCTGTGACGCTTTGCTCATACCTGTGCGCTGCTCTTTGATGTTGTCTAAGTAATCCATCAAAGGCCGGATTTCGCCGCCTACAGGGGTGCCTGTAATGGCCTGCACCATACCTGGCTGACGAGCGCGGATGATGCCACCAGCAGTGCCTTCAAGAAGGTCATCCAGATTAACCTGACCCTCAACAGCAACCATTCGTGGCAGAGTGCTTGTATATACGCTATCCAAATACTGACGCATCAAAGTAGACTTGATGACCTGCAAATCCTCGGTCATATCGTAAATGCTGCGACCAATGAGGCGGTGAGGCATCAGGATAGGGCTGACAACGGCGAATGGAACGTGGTCAAATGGCTCGTTGTGCAGGATGTGCGAGCCACCGTCACCGATAGCGCAAATACGGCGGCGTTCAGCTATGCCATCGCCGTCATAATCCACCTTCATAATGCACTCGTAGTACACGACCTCACGCAATGTTGGGTCTGCTGCATCTGTACCTGAGTTTGCTTCTAGGTCTTGGAAGCGATTTGTACGCTCTTCATCAACATCTAGGTCTGCTGAACCAGCGTGTGCCTCTACCTCATCGCGGTCATAACCCATTGCTACGAGGTCTGAGACTGTCATTGTCGTGCGGTGTGCTACAAAATACGATTCTTCTAGGCTAGTAGCACGGCGGTTTACCAGGAACTCCTCTGGCGGTACGTTTATAACTTTAATCTTGCCTTTACGCTCCGTGACACGGACTGACAAATCATAAGAACTCTCAAGAGGAACCATTGCTCCATCTTCGTCCATATACGAACTAATGACGGTTTCTTGCTGCTCAACCACGTCAATATCTGGGTTAGACAGGAGTGCAGCCAGTTCATTCTCATCAAGTCCATTATATTCTTCTTCAGTGACATTCTCTTCTTCCTCATAGAAATACTTAACCACACCAAGACGGAACAACAACGCATCCTTAAACCAGTTATAAAGGATTTTGTAGCCTTCATTGTCGTGGTTGATGATGTAATTAACATAGTCACTAATCTGCTCGGCACGTTCTACGTCTTCTGCTGTGCGAGGGCTAAAGCGTACATACTTATCGTTTGCCGTAAACACACGCATCAGGTTTGGCATAATAGCCTCTACCGTGTCTGCGACCTCTGTGCTAACGACTGATGAGCGACCATCGACCTCATTGCCGAATGGCTCGCCCATATAAAAATCCATAGCGCGGATGCGCTCTTGAGAAAACTCGCTGTCAAAATGATTAAGCGAATCAGTGATTTCCGAAGAAACAATGCTATTAAGTTTGTAGTCATCCATTTTTGGCATTTGATTTTTCCTTCGGCTTTGATTGCCCATACATACAGCAACTTACGCTTTTACACATCTTTTTGGCAACACACCCCTTACAGGTCTCAAATCCATTATGGATTTCTGGCTTCACTTTAACGGCTACAGAAACGGAAGCCGTGGCTGTTGCCGTGGCTTCCTTGCTTGGTTCCTGCGGCCTACGGCGACTGCCAGGTGGCCTTCTCATTACTCGCATATACATTACTTGTCGCTTGCGTAATTTCCTGTCATTACCATCTTGCCGTTTTTAACGGTGTATGGTGACTTTGATGCGGCTTCGTTCATATTGCCAATTTTAGGCTTTGGCTTTGGAAGAGGCATCTTCACAGTTTTGTTGCCGTATTTCATTTCTTTGCCGCTTTCTTCTTAGAGGTTTTTTTAATAATTCCTGTCATACCAATTCCGTTGCTAGTCATAACTGGCACAGGCTCTGGCTCTGGCATAATAACAGGCTTTGCGCCAATTTTATACACAATACAACGCCCCTGTGGCTCACAGCGGCGAGGGAATGGACATCCGTCACAAATCTTCATTAGGCCTTCCTTTTCTTGCCACTAGCCGTCACCGACCAGTTTACACGTTTTGGGCCAGTCTTTTTCTTGGCCTCTTGCTTGCTAATACGGCCTGCAACCTTTGCTGGCCTACAAGCAGGATAACCGCGTTTCTCGCCCTTCTGACGACCACACGGCTTTCCTGTGTTTACGTCAACCCACTTGTCTTTGAACCATTTCCCTAGTCCGGCTTGCGCTGGCATTACGTCTTCCTCACGCGATTATCTGAGCCGCCCCACTTGCCACCCTTGTCCTTATACCACTTTGCAGCATAGGCGTTAGCGTAAGCAGAAGGATACACCTTGTACTTACGCTTCGCCGCTGCTTTGGCTCGTGACCAAAGCGCAGGGTCTTTTGGGGTTGAGGTTCCTGGCATTATTTACGGCTGGCATATTTGCCACAAGCTGTGCCTTTTTTGCCGCCTTTCTTGCCAAGTTGCTCTTTCATACCTTTTGCTGATTTTGTTCCGTAAGCCATCACTCAATCCTTAACTGACCATTTTCTGATGTAATGCTGCTGGCTATTTTAGCAGATTTATGCACTGCAAGAAAGTTACCGCCAAAAACGTGGTATTCGTAACCTATGCCGTCCAAGTAAGCCTTCATTTTGTCTTGGTCAATCTTGATAACCTCAATCAGCATAATAGGCTTGTAAGTCTTGATAATACGCTCCGCACCAGCAAGAGCCTCGAACTCCATACCTTCGACATCTATCTTCAAGAAATCAACTCTACCTACAGGCAGGCTATCAAGACAAATCTGCTCCACCTTAGTGGTTGCCTGCAAGCTCTGACCGATGTCTTCACTCTTGTCGTGCTGCTTTAGCTCCATAGAGCCAAACGTGCCAGGCTGAAAATAATTGGGCTTGGGAATGCTAATAACCTCGTCAACGTCACCAACAGCAGAGTTGTACGCCGTGACATTGAAGCAGTTATTTATCGCAATGTTGCCACAAAGCGCATAATACACCTGCTCTTGAGGCTCGAAAGCAATAACACTTCCTTTATTAAACAACATCTTAGCCCACTCAATCGTATGAACACCGATATTAGCACCGCAGTCAATAGCCACTACACCTGGGCCATTTTCCTCTAGGCACTTATTGAGCAGGAACTTGCACAGGCCAACCTCAGTCATATCGTACTGGCCTGTATTCAATAGCTGAAAACCAACACCGTAACCGTGCTGGTCATCAATCATTTTGTAGTCGAACCGATTAACAATCATAGAGCCGTGGTCGGTACTCACCACGGTGTAGGCTTGTGGCCTCATAAAATCACCATTTAACTTTGTTAGCCCAATAGGCGGCTGACATTTTGCCCTTTGAAATATTCTGTGCGTGTCTTGCTTTGAAGGATTTGCGTCTTGCTTTTTCAGCAGCAGACTGCGGATTTTTGCCAGCACCAGACACACCCTGCTGACCAAATCTAATTGTCTTAATCTTGTCGCCTTCCTTAGCCACAACAACGTGGCTTTTCTTCGGATGGTTAGGTGTACGCTTTGGCTGGTTATAGCCAGATACACCTGCTCTGTCTAATCTTGGGTCTTTAGGCATCGTATTCTACCTCGTGTATTTTTGATGTTCTCATCATACTCTGTATCTCTTCTGCGGATATCCCAGCGCGAAGACCAGCACTAACAGCCATACTCATACAGGCATCCATAACGTGCCGCCAGTTTGCCTCTGATGTAACAAGAAGACCGGCAATGTGCATCTCCAACATCGTATTGATGGCCTCGACCATCTCCATATAATCCTCTTCAGTCTCCTCAATCTCTAGCTCAATATCTAGCCCTCTGCCTGGAAACTTTACGATGTTGTCAGTCATACTACCCATCCTGTGTTTGGTTTTAGACTTCGCTTGCTACTATAGCCTCTTGAGTAGCCGCCAGCAATGGCACCACTTTCTGCAAAGCTTAAGACAAACGCATCAGCTACGTCTGGACTGCGCTGGCCTCTACGCTTCATCTCGTCCTTGCTCTCGACCTTCAGCTTACCATTAGATAGGTACTTATACCTAATCGCAGTAATCTCCTGTATTAACGTAGCATCATTCGGTATATGGCAATCCCTTGCCTCGAACCACTCACGAGCATTCCAGAACAACTCATCACGCAGCCGGTTAAACCTGTCCTTTAAGCTGGCAGTCTCGGAAACAGAAATAGCCACGGCAGGCAAATCAAGCTCTCTCAGCCTGTCAGCCAGCCCCGCGCCAATACCAATCGCGTCAATATAAATGCTTTGAGGGCGTAAGCGATAGTTGCAAGCCTCGTACTCTGACAGCACAATACCAGCCATCTCCATAATATCGCGCCCCTGATACGTCTTTATCGGCTCAAGAATCACGTTGCCTTGCCGCTTGGCGATTGCACTCCTGTCACCGCCAAATCTTGCAACGTCTACTCCCCATACAACCGGCGTAGTGGGTGAGGCTTCGACTTCTCTCTTAGTTGCCTCTTCAACCAAATAGAGTGGCAATAAGACATCATCTGATTGCGTAGGAAACTGACCAAGGACACGCACCCTGTAAACATTAGACTCTTCACCGTATTTGTCCTTCATCTCCTCAAGGAACTGCTCAGAAACAGTGGTTGCATCGTGACAACTCACCGTCATCGTGAACCAACGCTCACGCTGAGAATGGTGACTATCGTAGAAAAACCCCTCAGACCGCGTAGGGTTGCCGCACATTACCGTCTTCGCACCGGCTGTGGACATCGCGCCCTCACCGACCTGGAAGACAACATCCGGTATACCTGACGCTTCTTCACACAAAAATAACATATTCTCGGAGTGAAAACCCTGCAAAGCCTCTGGGTTCTCCCTGCGACTTGTTCGCGCAACCGCAAAGCTGTCACTAGCCCCTTTAAGGCTAATCTTGTCGCTCTTGAACTCTAGCAACTGCTTGAAGCCCTCTGGCAGCTTTCGCGCCCATTTGTCTATCTCAGTCCACAACACATCGCTCAACTGATGCGCCGTGTTTGCCGTCACAGCAACCTTGCACGGATAATGCGTAATCAACCACCACAGAACCAGCCAACTCTGAAACGCCGTCTTGCCAACGCCGTGACCAGACGCAATGCTGACCTTATCGTGGCTTGCAACGGCTCTCAGTGCCTCGGCTTGCCACGGCTGGGGTTTTGCCTTGAGGATGCTGGTGACGAATAAAACTGGGTCATTGTGCAGTTTAACCAGCAAGTCAGTGTTTTCAGTTTTTTCCATTCAGAAACGCCCCTAGCTTTTCACGCACCTGCTCAATAACACTATGCCAATCCATCACCCTTGGCTGCCGAAAGTGCGTCACGCTGTCATATAACGGCACATTCTCAGTATATGGGTGCCATCGCCAGCAAGCATCGAAACGCGACATTACCCAAGTATTAACGCCTAACCCGCCAGCTAGATGCGCCAGTGCCGTGTCAACAGTAATCACCAAATCAAGATTGCTTAGAAGGGCAGCCTGTTCCTCGAAATCACCTACAGCACAGCCAAAGTCAATCGCATCCGGCAAACCCCACTCTCTCGTTAAATTCACAACGTGACAGTCCATACCATCGAATATCTGCTCGGCGTGTTGCCCTGACATAGACCGCCGCTTGTCAATGACAAACGCACCAATGTCATCCGGCCTAAAGCCGCCAGACCAGCAAATACCGACCACAGGCTTATCCTTCGGCAACTGGCTACCGAACTCAGCCACCATAGCCTCATTAGCCTTCAAATACGGCTTGCCACTAATGCTGTTCCAATCACTAGCAAACATCGGCAGCAAGTCCATCGTCCACAAATGATGCGTATAATCCTCATCGCCGTCCTCGTGTATCTTTGCGAGATTGGACTGACTTATTAATGATTTCAATGGCCTAGGACACACGATTGTGACATCGGCACCCATTTCTTGCAACGCTGGCAGCCATCTTGCAGCCATAATCGTGTCGCCAAAGCCTTGCTCGTGACGGACGATAACCTTGGACTTGCCACCAGTATATTGCGGCAGCGGTGCCTTATCCCGCAGAAACAGCGGCTTCCTAGCGTCATACATCTTGAAACCACCGGCAAAGTCGCCTGCGTTCAACTTTGCTAGTGAAAGCAAGTGACGGCTGGCAATCTCCTTGCCATCAAGCTCAACGGCCTTCTTTGCGTGTTTCAACGCCTCATCCCAGCGGCCTAAGTCCATCATCAATGTGGCGTAATTGTGCCGCGCTCTGTGGTCATTTGGCTTGCAACGAATGGCTTGCAGCAAAAGCTCCTCGGCCTGCTTGTAACGCATACGCTCACGCAGCAAATTCGCCAGATTTGCCAGGACAGGCACACAATCGGCTTGCAACTCTAGCGCACCTCGCCAGACACGCTCGGCGTACTCTTCCTTATTCAGCTTATAAAGGCAAAAACCAAGCATATTTGCGACAATCGGGTGCGACTGAATATCAAGTATCTTGTTGCACAATCGCGCTGCTGGCTCATATTTCTCGTTCTCAACGAGCTGCTGTACCTCGGTATACATCATATCGGGGTCGTCTTGAGGCTCATAAGCCTGTGCTACAAACGATGGGGGGGTCATTTCTCTTCAGCCTCTCCCTCAATGGTCTTGTCCTCTAGCCGCTGACGCTCTATCTGCGCTGCTGCCAGCTTCAACTCGTCAACAAAGCTCACAACCGTATGCTCGTGTTCGACCTTCTGGTTCTCACCGTAGAACTTCGGATATAGCTTCGCTGCTCGCCACTTGTAGGTATCAATCACAACTCTCGCCTGCTGGGCATCAAGCTCGCCATACCGCATAGCGTCAATAGCGTCATCAATGTCATCGTCAATCTTCTGGGCGCGAAGCTCCATAGCGACCTTGTACTGGTCGCGGAAATCAGCGTCATCTCGCAGCCACTTGCTAATCGTCATAAACGTAGGCACCAGCTTGTGAGTGCAAGCCTTCCTGGCAGACATACCGTCAGAAACAAGCTCGATGAACTTCTTTTTGCCAGCGTCTATCTCTTTCGGGTCAGTGATTTTACGTCCCATTTCGTACTCCTGTATTCGTCACATAGCAGACTTGATATAGCAGTGCAAGAAAACTTGCAACTTTTGGGGTGCTAGGGACGTTTTTGGGTTTTAGGTTTAAGGGGGGGTGAGAAGGGACTATTATATATTTATGCAGCCCCCCGCGCGATTTCGATGGGGGGTGTATCAGCGTGTTAGCACACTATCACAAACAATCTGTCATTGTTTTAGCGTGTTAGCACATTGAAACGCCGCAGAATGGCGCAGGACGCCGCCGGGGTATCGTCCAGGTTGAATCATACACGCCAGACACTAACGCCAGCCAGCGGGCAAATATGGGCGATTGTCGCGCGTGTGGTGATATAATACCGCATAGATGTGTTGCCCCTATCCCCCTCATAAATCCCCTTATCCTATCCCCTAATCCACCACCACCAAAACGCGCCAGCCGTTGCAAGTTTTTTTAGCGATACCGTCATTTTTTTCTTGATTATGTCAATTTATGCTATACAGTA